TGCGTCTGTTCGCACGCTCAGAACTTTGACTAGATCGCCAGGGATGGGTCACCCCTGAAATGCTCTGACCTGCGGAAACGGGAGGTCGTCATGGGTAGGCCTCCACGTCCGGTCGAGCAGAAGGAGCGGATTGGTCGCGCGCCGGGCCGCGACTCGGGTGGTCGGTCACTTCCGGAAACGGTGGTGGAACTGCCGTCGGCGGGCGGGGTTCCGCAGATCCCGGACGTGCTGTGGTCGTCAGAGCGGTCGCGTGATTGCGCGTTCCGGCCGGACTCCGCGGATCCGACGATCGGGTGCTCGATCTGTGAGCAGGACATCGCGGTCGCGGCGTGGCGGGAGATGTGGACGCAGGGCCAGTCGTGGCTGTCGGTGCAGCGGGACCGGCAGATCCTCGAACGGCTGTGCAAGGCGTACGTCGAGGAAGCGCACCTGCGGTCGGCGCTGGATGAGGACGGGCCGTTCGTGAAGGGGCAGCGCGGGGGTCTGGTGGCTCATCCGGCGGTGTCGATGCTGCGGGTGCTGGAGCAGCAGATCACGAAGTGGGAGGGGCTCTGTGGTTTCAACCCCTCCGACGGTGGACGGCTCGGCGTCAAGGTCGGCAAGCAGAAGGGCGCCAGCGACGCCGAGTCGGTCGTCGCCCGCAGGACAGCCCGTCGGGCCGCTCGCGCTGCCGAGCGTCCTGCCCGAGACCGTAGGGCTGCCGCAGGCGACTGACATCGGCGACGGGGTCTGGCTGCCGGCCGGGTCCCCGCCGAGGTTCCCGCAGCAGCTTCCGCGGGGCCCGGAACTGTGGGTGCCTGAGGACACGCTGTGGACCGAGGACAACACCGACGGCCTCGACGCCTGCGACCTGATCGAGACCTACGTCCGGCTGACCAAGGGCCCGATGGCCGGGCAGTTGATGCAGCTGCGGATGTGGCAAGGCGACCTCGTTTGCGACGTGCTTCGGCTCGACGAGGACGGGTTCCGGGTCTACCAGACCTATCTGGTGTTGGTGTCCCGTAAGAACTCTAAGTCGTTGTTGGGTGCCGGGTTCGCGATCGACGGTCTCCTCGACGAGGAAGGCGCCGAGGTGTACTCGGCGGCCGGCGACAAGGATCAGGCGAAGTTGGTGTTCGCTGAGGTCCGCAAAGCCGTGGAGGCGTCACCGGATTTGGACGCGTCGCAGGGCGGCATGTTCAAGGTGTACCGGGATGCGATCGAGTATCCGGCGACGTCGAGTGTCTACAAGGCGTTGTCGTCGGAGTCGTTCACGAAAGAGGGCCTGAATCCCTCGAGGGTGTTGTTCGACGAGCTCCACGCTCAGCCGAACTGGGAGCTGTGGAACGTCCTGAACCAGGGCTCGGATACCCGCGATCAGCCGCTGGTGTTGGCGATCTCCACGTTCGGGGTGATGACCGACATCACCGGGTCGACGTCGGTGTGCAAGGCGCAACACGAGTACGTCGAGAAGATCATGTCTGGTGAGGTCACCGACCCGCGGTTCGGCGCCCGCGTGTACGCCACCCGCGGCTTCCAGAACAAGGGGTTCGACTACCGCGATCCCCGGAATTGGGCGCCGGCGAACCCTGCGCTTGGGGATTTCCTGCACATCGAGAAGATGATCGCCACGTGCCGGAAGATGCCGGAGGCGGACTTCAAGACGAAGCGCCTCAACATCTGGGTGCATTCCGCGACACCGTGGCTTCCGGACGGCGCTTGGGCTGCGTGCGAAGACCTGGAGCGGACGATCCCCGATCACACGCGGGTGGTGCTGTCGTTCGACGGGTCCCGCACCGGGGACTGCACCGGCATCACCGTGACCACGATCGAAGAACGCCCACATGTCGATGTGGTGGACCTGTGGGAGAAGGACCCGCAAGACCAGAACTGGCGGGTGCCGCGCGCCGAGGTGAAGGACAGGGTCCGCGAGGCCTGCCGTCGGTGGGAAGTCGTGGAGATCGCGTGGGACGAGTACCTGTGGCTCGACGCCGCGGAGGAACTCGAAGAAGAGGGACTGCCGGTCGTCGTGTTCCCGCAGACCATGCAGCGCATGGGCCCCGCTACGCAGCGGTTTTACGAGCTGGTCGTTGATAAAGGGCTGTCGCACTCCGGGGACCCAAGGCTCGCGCGGCACATTGCCAACGCAATCTTGAAGAGGGATTCGCGCGGGGCCCGGATAGTCAAGGACAAGCCGGACAGCCCCCGCAAGATTGACCTCGCTGTGGACGCGGTCATGGGTGTCGACAGGGCCTCGTGGAACCACCGCAACGACGACGGATCTGAGCCGTGGGCTTTGTACGCCTGACAACCAGCGAGGGAGGCAGGCGTGACGGTCGCCGCTGAAGGCTTCGTGAACCGAGTCAACACGGAAGCGAAGGACATCCACCCCGGCAAGCTGCTGTTGGTGGCGTTCGCGGCGGTGTTCGTCGCGATCGGTTGGGTGCTCGCCAAGCTGTTCCTTGCCGTGGCGTGGACGATCGCCGCGGTCAAGGTGGGGTGGTTCGAGGCCGGCGGTCCTGGACGCAAGCCGCAGACGCCCGGTAAGCGGGTCGGCGGCTGATGGGTCTGCTTGAGCGCATCAGCGAGGTGCGCCAGCCAGTACGGTCGATCACGACGATCGACGACTACATCGGCGCGCTGAACCAGTTCCAGTTCCAGGGGAACTCATACCCGTACGGGTACCCGAATGTGGAACAGACCATGGGGTCGGAGCCTGCCGAACGGATCGGCAATGACCTTGTCGGGTACGCCACGCAGGGGTTCATGGCGAACGGCCCGGTGTTCGCGTGCATGCTGGTCCGGCAGTTGGTGTTCTCGGCGGTGCGGTTCCAGTGGCAGAACATGTCCAACGGGAAACCGTCCAACCTGTTCGGCACCCCGGAGCTCGAACTGTTGGAGCGGCCGTGGTTCGGCGGCACCACCCAAGATCTACTCAACCGGACGATCCAGTACGCCGACCTGGCCGGCAACAGCTACGCCATCCGTGACACCAGCTTCGCACGCATGGACGGCGACGGGCAGGCCGAGATCGTGACCCTGCGTCCGGACTGGATGCAGATCGTTTTGAAACCCCGCATGATCGACACGGGGGACGGGAAACCAGGGCCGGCCGGGTGGCGACGGATCGGCTACCTATACACCGAGGGCGGGATCGGGTCGGGCAACACCCCAGTGCCGTTCCTGCTGAACGAGGTCTCGCACTTCGCGCCCATCCCTGACCCGCTGGCCTCGTACCGCGGCATGTCGTGGTTGACGCCGGTGATCCGGGAACTGTCGAACGACAAGCTGATGCTGCGGCACCAGCAGAAGTTCTTCGAGAACGGCGCCACCGTGAACATGGTGGTCAAGGTCGACAAGGACGTGAAGGTCGAGGACTTCAAGAAGTTCAAGACCATCATGGAAGCCGAGCATGTCGGCATCGAGAACGCCTACAAGATGTTGTTCTTGGGGGGCGGCGCCGACGCCACTGTGGTCGGGTCGAACTTCCAGGAGATGGCGTTCACCGAGCTGGTCGGTGCCAGCGAAACCCGGATCGCGTCCGCTGCTGGCGTGCCGCCGATCATCGCGGGGTTCTCCAAAGGGCTCGAGTCGGCGACCTACTCCAACTATGGGCAGGCCCGCCGCCGGCTGGCGGACGGCACGATGCACCCGCTGTGGCAGAACGCCACCGGCTCGTTCGAGGCGCTGCTCCGCCGGCCACCGGGTGGCCCGTCACGGCTGTGGTACGACGCGACCGGGGTGCCGTTCCTTCGGGAAGACGAGAAGGACTCCGCCGACATTCAGGCCCGGCTGGCTTCGACCATCCGCCAGTACGTCGACGCCGGGTTCACCCCCGAGTCCGCAGTGGCCGCGGTCGAAGCCAACGACCGGCGGCTGCTCGTGCACACCGGCTTGTACTCAGTCCAGTTGCAGCCGCCCGGCACCACGTTCACGCCGACGCAGAAGCAGATTCCCGCCGGAGGGAACACCGATGAGGAGTGACGCATGACCACCATCGAGCGCCGCGACGTTCCGCCGCGGGAAGACCTGCTGCGCATGGTGCCATTCAGCCTCCGCGCCGACGACAGTGACCGCGACGGCGAGAACGACGGCCAGACGCTGGATGGGTTCGCGTCGGTGTTCAACAAGCTCACCCTCATCGACTCGTGGGAGGGCCGGTTCTACGAGCAGGTACTCCCGGGTTCGATGAAGAAGTCGTTCCGGGAGAAGCCCCCGAAGATCCAGTTCGACCACGGGCGTCACCCGCTGATCGGGTCCATCCCCATCGCCCGGCTGGTCACCGCCGAGGAAGCGAGCGACCCCGTACTCGCCCCCCAGGGCGGCGCACACATCGTCGGCCGGGTGTTCGACAACTGGCTGATGGAACCTGTGCGGGACGCGATCGCCGAAGAGGCCATCGACGGCATGTCGTTCCGGTTCTCCGTGGTGCGCGAAGCGTGGTTCGAGGCCGATGGGAAACCGATCCGCGACGAGGAGAAGCTGAGGGAGATCCTCCGCCGATCCTGGTATGAGGACGTCCCCGAAGACGAGCTGCCACGCCGGGACCTGAAGGAACTGCGGGTGCCGGAAGCCGGGCCCGTCGTGTGGCCCGCCTACGACGAGACGACCGTGGGCATGCGGTCCAAGACCATCACCATCGACCTCGGTCGTCTCGGCGACCGCGAGCAGCGCAAGTCGCTCGCTCAGGCTGTGCTCCTCGCGGACTCGGCCGACCGCTCCACCGAACAAGAAGACGCGCCGCCCGCCAACCAGGACGCGCCCGCAGGCCACCCGACGGATGCATCCGTCGCGCCGGCCGGGGATCGTTCCTCGCCTGGAGAGCACCCGTCCGCCCCGCCCGCGCCGAAGGGGAACCCCGCCAAGGAGTTCGCCCGGAACGCGCGCGGCTACCTGCTCACCATGAGAGGAATGTGAACCCGCCATGGCGGACGAAAACGGCGACACGGCCACCACGTACAAGGGCCCGACGCTGACCCACTCCCAGTCCATCAACCGGCTGAAGGAGGTCACCACCGAGATCGAGAGGCTCGCCGAACTCGACGACCTCTCGCCGGAAGACCAGACCTACTTCGACGAGCTCCGCACCGAGTTCACCACCGTCGACAAGCACCGCAAGTACCTGGAGCGGCAGCTGCAGTTGGCGCAGATCAAGTCCGCTTCGGACAGCGCGCACGCGTCCAACGTGCGGCTCGAGCGCGGCGCGTACGTCCCCTCCAACGGCGGGAACGGTTCCGGTGACTACGACCGGGACGCGATCCTCGAGCCGGACTCGGTGGAGGACCACAGGTTCAAGAACCCGTGGGATCTGTCGCAGGTGCGCGCGTTCGGCCGGTCGAAGGACGAGGTCAACGCCGAGCTCACCTCCCGCGCACTGTCGGCGATCGAGAAGATGCCCGCAGCGTCGGACAACATCCGCGAGGCCGGCACGACGATCCTCGAGCGGTTCGACGACGGGGACGCCACCATCGCCAAGACCGTTCTCGTGTCGTCGTCGCCAGCGTACGTGCGAGCCTGGTCGAAGATGGCCACCAACCGCCAGTTCGCGCTCACCGCCGAGGAGTCGCAGGCGCTCGACGCGGTCCGCGCGATGTCGCTCACCGACTCCGCCGGCGGCTACCTGGTGCCGTTCCAGCTGGACCCGACCGTCATCGTCACGTCGGCCGGTTCCCGCAACGACATCCGCATGGCCGCCCGGCAGGTCGTCGCCACGGGCGACGTCTGGAACGGCGTGTCGGCGGGCGCTGTGTCGTGGTCGTGGGACGCGGAGGGCACGCAGGTGTCCGACGACACCCCCACCCTGGCGCAGCCGACCGTCCCGGTGCACAAGGCGGCTGGGTTCGTCCCGATCTCGATCGAGGCGATGCAGGACGCGGCGAACGTCACCCAGGAAGTCGGGAAGCTGCTCGCCGAGGGCCGCGACGAGCTCGAGGCGGTCGCGTTCATCACCGGCACCGGCTCGGGGCAGCCCACGGGCATCGTCACCGCCCTCGCCGGCACCTCCTCGGAGATCAACGCTGCCACCGACGACGTGTTCGCGCTCGCCGACGTCTACACGATCCAGGGTGCGCTGCCGGCCCGGCACCGCAAGAACGCGTCGTGGCTGGCGAACAACCTGATCTACTCGCGGATCAGGCAGTTCGACACCTCCGGCGGCGGCGGGTTCTGGACGAACCTGAACGCGGACCGGCCGCCGCAGCTGCTCGGGCGTGACGCGCTCGAGGCGGAGGCGATGGACGGCAGCATCACCACCTCGGGTGCTGTGTCGAACTACGCACTGATCTTCGGCAACTTCCAGCACTACGTCATCGCCGACCGGATCGGCATGACCGTGGAGTTCATCCCACACCTGTTCCAGCAGACCACCGCTGGGTCCGGGTTCGGGCGTCCGACCGGGCAGCGCGGCTGGTACGCCTACTACCGTGTCGGCGCCGACTCGGTGCACGACGGCGCGTTCCGCATGCTCGACGTGGCGTCCGCCGCCTAGTCATGCGGTCAACGCTGTACACCAACTCGTTGGTGCGGGTCGCCCTCCCCTCGGCGGCCCGCACCAACGGGACGGTCAACGGAACCACGGTCGACCTCGGCGTGTTCGGCAACGACTTCCGCTCAGTGCTGTTCGTGGTACAAACCGGCACCATCACCGACGGCTCCCACGCCGTCACGGTGCAGGACAGCGCGGACGGCTCGGCGTGGGCCGCGGTCGACGCGGCGCAACTTCAAGGCGCCGCCCCCACCATCACCTCCACCGCCGACGACACCCTGTTCGAGGTCGGCTACATCCCTGGCACCAAGCAGTACGTGCGGCTGTCGGTCACCACGTCTTCCGCCACCACCGGCGGCGTGTTCGCCGCGGTCGCGGTGCTGGGTGAGGCGAGCTCGCGGCCTGTGGCGCGCGCGTGAACTTCCTGAAACGCAAGAGGGAGAACCACATGATCTACCGAGTGAAGGAGCCGTTCTCCTACACCGACGACCGCGGGGTGCCGCGTGTCATGCGTGTCGGAGACCTCGTCACCGTCGGCCACGACGCCTACCGCGAGAAGTGGGCGCACCTGTACGAGCCGGTGGCTGAGGCGGCGGAGCGTGACGCGTCCCCGGGCACGGAGACCGCGACCGCCGCGCCGGGTGAGAAGCGTTCGCTGTCGCTGCCCGACACGGCGCGGCAGCCCAAGACGGCGGAGGACGACCTCGACGCGCTCCGCAAGGAGGCCGAAGAGGCGGGTGTCGCCGTGGACGGCCGGTGGAAGGCTGACCGGCTACGCCAGGAGATCGCCAAGGCAGGGAAGTAGAGCGCCATGCCGGGAATCATCCGCGGCTGTGTCGGGTGTGGTCAGGAAGACGACCACCCGCGGCACGTCATCGCCAACGGCGACACGTCGATCCCGTTCCACATGGACTGCCACGCCGCCACCGGCTGCGACATCTGCCGGGCGCAGATCGCTGACGCCGACGGTGTGCAGGGCGACGAACTCCGCACGCATCTGATCGCGCTTGGCGAGGAGGCACGCAATGGCTGAGGGGATCGCCGCGGTCGCGGCGAACAGTGCACTGGACACGATGTGGACCACCTACTCGTGGGTGAAGCTGCATGTCGGCGCTACGGCGGTCGGCACGGCGAACGCGGCGACCGAGACCACGCGCAAGCAGGTCACCGGCGCGGCCGCGGCCAGCGCGTCGAAGGCGTCGAACGTGGCTCTCACGTGGACGTCGGTGGCTGGCACAGAGGACTACACCGCGTTCTCTGTGTGGACCGCCTCCACCGCCGGCACCTGCGGATGGACCGGCAGCGTCACAGCGAACCCTGTCACCGCGGGGGACACGTTCACGATCGCGTCCGGCAGCCTCACGTCGTCGTTCACCGCCGCGTCCTAACGCTGAGGCTGGGGGTTCGAGATGGCAGCACTACCAGAGCAGGATCGGGAACGTACGTGGCGTTGGTTCATGCGCCGCAACACCGACCCCTGCAACTTCACCAAGGCCGACCTGCGTGCCGCGTTGGATGCCTGCGACACCTGGGTGGACAGCAACGCGGCAGCGTTCAACACGGCGTTGCCGCAGCCGTTCCGAGGTGCGGCGACCGCGCAGCAGAAGACGCTGCTGCTGTGTTTCGTGGCGATGCGCCGCGCGGGGATCTTGAAGGTTGAGGAGGACGGATAGTGGCGACCGTCTACCAAGCCCTGGATGTCGGCGCCGGCCAGTACCTGTCGACCGCTTTTCCCGCGCTGGTCAAGAACGGCACCAACTTCCCGGTCGCCGGACTGGCCTATGACGCGGCCGCCGTCGAGGCGGCGTTCTGGTATCTGCACGCCACCAGCTACGGGTCGGGGAACGTGACGGTGAACCTGCACTGGTACGCCGACACCGCCACCTCCGGAGCGGTGGTGTGGGGTGTGCAGTTGGCGGCGATCACCCCCAACACCGACACCCAGGACGTCGAGACGAAAGCGTTGGCGACGGCCAACACCGCGACCGACACCCACCTCGCCACGACCGGGCAACGGCTTCACGAGATCGACGTGACCGTGTCCAACCTGGACAGCCTCGCCAACAACGACGCCGTCTGGCTGCGGATCTACCGGGACGCCACCAACGGGTCCGACACGATGACCGGGGACGCGATCCTGACCTCTGTGGTGGTCAGCTACTCCGACACGTGAGGGGTATCTGATGGCGCGGATCGCCGCCGACGGTCAGGAGTACACCGCTACCTGGAACCTCGGCACGCAGGCGAACCTCACCGTCGCTGGCTGGTTCAAGATCGCCACCGACCGCAACGACTACTCCACGATCTTCAGTGTCGACAACGGCACCGGCGACAACTGGTTGATGCAAACCGGTGCCGACGGAACCACCATGTCGTTCGTGGGTGACGCCTCCACCCAGCAGGGTATCGGGGCGATGACCGTTGGCACCTGGTACTTCATCTGCCTCGCCACTGCCGGCGCATCGGGCACCATCTACTACCGCACCGCCGCCACCCAAACCATGTCCACTGTCGCAGTGACCGGTGTGACCGCGTCCGTGAACGCGGTGAACTTCCGGCTCGGCGAGTCGCCGTGGGGCGCGGAGTGGTGGAACGGCTGCATCAACGCCGTGAAGGTGTGGACTGCGCAACTCTCCGCAGCCGAGGTGTTGCAGGAGTCGCTGCAGTACGTGCCGTCCCGGCTAACCAACCTGGTGGCGTTCCACCCGCTGGTGAACCCGGAAACCACCGACTACTCCGGCAACGGACGCACTCTCTCCGGTGGCGCGGGGGCGACACGGGAGGACGGGCCGCCGATCCAGTGGCGGCAGGCCGCGCCCCGCGTCATCCACGCCGCCGCGTCCGGGCCAGCCACTGTCACCGGTGTCGCTGACGCGCCACTCGGCGCGCTCGCCGCGTCCACATCGGCGACGGTCACTGGCTCAGGAACAGCGGCCGCTCCACTCGGATCCCTGACTGCCGCCGCGGCAGGGTTCCAAACCGAACCCGGCGCCGCGGTCGCCCCACTCGGTGGACTCACCGCCACCGCAGCCGGCGGGGCAACCACCCTCGGCTCAGCGGCCGCCCCGCTGGGCGCTCTCACCGCCGCCGCGTCCGGGGTGCGCTCCACCGCCGGGACCGCTACAGCGTCGCTCGGGTCGCTCACGGCCAC